AGCGAGGCAGGGTCAAACACAGGCAGGCCATGGTCAGTCTGAGAGAGAACTTGGGGGTGCGGCGGCTCGGCTGGGGGTCGGCCCGAGAAACGCGTGGAGTCAGGCCGCGAACTTTGCCGAGCGGTGAACGTGTTCGGCTTTGGTTGACCAGCGCGGCTCTGGCGTTCATCGCGTCGCGTTGTTCACCGCGTGCCGACTTGTCACTGCACCGTCGATGTTCTGGTGCCAGGTTGGTGGGGTCGTTCATCAGGTCGGGGCGTTTCCACCTGGGCTCGAGGTGGCCCGCAACCCAGTTGTCCTCGAGGGTGACGACCTCGCCGCATCGGTGGCAGATGCCTGGCATCAGGTGCTCGGCGACGTAGGCCCGTGCCCGCTCGACGTTGCGCCCGCTCCACCCGTCGGCCTGGCTGCTCACCTAGCCCACTGTCACCACATCCCCCGCGTTGTCCACCGTTGTTGAGCGAACCAGTAACTCGAGCAGGGCGGTGACTGATGGTTGTTCTCCTGGTTGTTCTATGGATCCTCTATTAGGACCTGACTGAGGTGTCAGGTCGAACCTGACCAGCCAGTCAGGTCGAGGGTGACTGAGCTGTCAGGTCGGGGCTGGTTGGCCCCAGGGTTATCCCCAGCCTGTGGACGGATTCACCCATGCCCATCTGTGGACAGAGCAGCGATGCCAGCCAGGGTGATGCGGCGGGCCATCTGGTGCCGCCCCGTGCTGGCCACTCGGCGGTCGCCTGTGTCCTCGACCAGGCCAGCGTTGGCCAGGTCACTGCACCGCTTCCATGCGCCAGCCTCGGCGTCGTAGCCGCACACCTCGGCGGCTTCCTCGGCGGTCAGGTCGGGGTGGTCGGCGTACGCCAACAGCAGACGGCGCAGCATGGTGGTGCCGTCGAGTTGTTGAGCAGCGGCGTGGCTGGTGTCTGGGTCACCACGTCGAGCATGGGTGTGCGGGTCGAGCTGGTCAGTCATTGCCGAGCAGCCAGATGTTGAGTCGGTACATCCTCGGCCCTCGGTTGCCACCACGTCGGCCCATCGGGGCCAGCACCCCAGCGGTGACCAGCTCAGCCACTGCTCGAGCCACGGCCCGCTCGCTGGTGGTGTCGAGCTTGGGATAGCCCAGCCAGGCCTGGGCCAGGTATTCCCAGCCGCCGAAGTAGCACGCCTCTGGCACGTCGGGCGGCCTGCCTCTGTCATGGGCCACGGTGGCCATGCCGAGCAGCACCAGCCTGGCGTTGGGGCTCAGCCCTGGCAGCGAGCCCGCCATGGTCAGGGTGGTGGCGCGGTGCGCCAGTTGGTAGCCCACCGCGGTGTCATGTCTGGCGGCGGTAGTGCGTGGCCCGCTCGACCTCGAGGGCGCGCACCAGGGCGCACCGTGAACAGAGCACGTCGCCCAGGTCCTGGTCGGCGGGCAGGATGACCTGGCAGTGCCTGCACCGTCGGCGTTCCTGGCCACGTGCGGCGTGCGGTGTGGCGGTCTGGCCGCCTGCCTTGGTGCGGCAACGCTGGCCTGCCTTGGCACCGCAGCGCGGGCACGGGTAGCTCAGGATGGATATCAGCCACCACGGGTCTGGGTCGGCCATGGGGCCACCGCCTAGTAGTCGATGAGGTGGCGCACGTCGGCGATGGTGCGGGCGTGTATGCCCATCAGGCGTCGCGGCCTGGTGCGCCAATCGTGGTCACGTAGCTGCTCGCTGTGATGCCAGAGCACCAGCCGCACCTGGTCGCGCAGCTCATCGAGTTGCACCTGCACCATGGCGGCACCGTCGGCGTAGCCATCGTCATAGCCCTGGCTGTAGCCCTCGAGGTTGGCCTGGTCGGCGGTGCTCATGGCGAGGCACCGTCATCCTCGAACATGACCAGCTCGAGCAGGTGGCGGCCCCAGTCGACGGGCATGGGCACCACCTCGCCGCAAGCGCAGCGGTAGCCGCCCGCCCAGTGATGCGCGGCCAGTAGGCCCTCGATCTGGGTGGCGACCTCGGCACGGTGCCGTAGGGCGTAGTCGGCGTCAGCCTTGGCCCAGGCGGCGGCGTAATCGTCGGGCGTCATGGGGTGTTCCTTCCACATTGCGGGCAGGTGTGGCCCTGGGGCGGGTCGTCGTGGCAGTGCCAACAGACATGGCCCCACTGTTGGCCGCATGACAGGCACTCGTGCACGTAGGGCGCGAGGCCAGGGCCCAGCAGGCCTGTGTTGGTGGTGATGACCCGCTTGGCCTCGAGGCAGCGCGGGCAGGCCTCGCGCATCACTGGCCCTCGAGGTCATCGAGCTTGGCCAGCTCGGCGGCATCCCAGAGCCACTGGGCCAACAGGTCGGCCTCGCGCGTGGTCAGCAGCACCCGCATACCCTCGAGGGTCAGCCGAACGCGCGGCCCCAGGGCGGTGCCGATGGCGTCGACCTCGAGGGTGGCCAGCGAGCGGTGGCGGCGGTGTGGGTGCCTAGCCATCGTCGGCCACCACGGTGCGCGGTTTCCTGGGCTTGGTCGGCGGGTGCAGGGTCGCCCGGATGCGCGGCCCGTCCTCGAGGGTCACCAGCTCGATGGTGCCGCGGGCTGGGCGGCTGGCCAGCAGCGGCTCGGCGGCGGCCTGGTCGGCGACCTTGAGCAGCGCGGCGCGTTCGGCGGGCGAGGCCCGCCCGTTGGTTTTGCAGGACACCAGCAGCACATGAGCGGTGCCCATGCTGTTGCGGCGTACGGCCACCAGGTCGGCGGGCCCCAGGCTGCCCGCGCTGCGGACGACCACCCAGCCAGCACACTCGAGGGCGCTGCGGGTCTGGCGTTCGAAGTAGTCGCCACGCTTGCGGTTGGTGTTGGTCATCGGTCGCCCTCGGGCCATGGCAGCGCGGCCTGGGAACGGCCCCATACGTCGGGGCCCTCATCGGGCGAGGTCGGCGGCACCTCGGGCCAGTCGGTGACCCTCAGCCAGCCCTCGGCGTTTTCGCGCATGACGGCGTCGCCTGAGTCGACCTTGCCCAGCTCGGTGGCCAGCTTGATGCCCTCGGCGCGGGTCAGATGCTTGCTCGAGTCGACTTCACGGCCTAGGACGTGGCTGAACCACTCGAGCCGCCGCATACGGTTCAGCTCGGGGTTAGCTTCCTCGGGCGCAGCGCGTCGCCAGGCAGCGAGCAGCCCGCCGCGGATGCCATCGCCAATGGGTACGGGCCCCGCGCCCCTGGCGGGCGGTTCGGCGGCAGGCTGCTCTGGCTCGAGGTCGGGCATGGCAGGCCCGCCGCCCTGCCCATGGGGTACAGCCGACGGCGGGCCCTCAGCCAGCGCGTCGAGCGGTTCGGTGGCTGGGGGGGAGACTCCACCTTGCCGCTCTGTCACTGGCTGGTCGATGGGGTCGAGCTGTTCTGGTGTGCCGCCATCATGCGCCTGGTCGGCGGGCTCGGCGTCGGGCACCTTGCCCGCGGCTGGGTGGGCAGGGTCGACCAGCGGGGCCTCGAGCGCGGGCTGGCGTGGCGTCGTACGCCGTTGTACGGCCTCTCGCTTGGGTGTCCGCGGCTCGACCACGTCGGGCGCTGGCGAGCTGTCGGTGAACGGTGCCCAGTGCTCGAGGGCTTGGGCGTCGGTCACGTCCTCGGCGATGTAGCCCAGGCCCTTGACGACATCGGGGAACAGGATGCGGGCGAGGTCAGACGTGGCGCGGGCCAGCAGCATCGCCCTGGGGTAACGCTGCCAGACCTGCCTGCCCAGTAGGCCCGCGGCCCGCGCCATGTCCAGATTCCACTCGACCACCAGGCGCTCGCCCTCGGGGCGGTCGTGCCTGAGCCCTGACACGCGACAGCGTGTGCCGCTCATCTCATGGATGGTCAAGGTGTGGCCAGCGCGCAGGATAAGGGCCCGCATCAGCTCGGCACTAGGCGCGGGTCGGCCCTCGACCACGTGAATGCCGACCAGGGCCTGCATGGGCCCCACACCTATCTCGTCGCCGTACATGATGGCGGCGGTGACCACGTCGGGCTGGTCGCGCATGGCCTTGGGTACAAACTCGGTGTGGCTGATGACCTCGGCGAGCTGGCGCGCTGGGGCCAGCACCTCGGCCCAGCGGGCCAGGGTTGAGGGCTCGAGCTGTTGCAGGGTCATGGCACCTCGGGCTCGGGCGGCGTGCGGACGGCCTGCACGGCGGCCAGAATCATCGAGTCGTTGATGACGCCAGGGCGTGCGCCTGTGTCGGGGTTGTCGTCGGCGGTCTGGTTGGCTTTGGCGTATTGCCAGGCGTCGGCCCAGCCTGGTGATGCGGCCACGGCCCAGGCGTTCTCGGTGGCCCAGGCCCAGGCGTCGCGCTCGCCCTCGCCCGCGGCGGCGGCTGCCACGCGGTTGGTGAGGCTGACACTGTTGGTCATGTCGGCAATGTCGGCATAGCTCATCGGTGGCGCTCCTGGGTGGTGGGTTGGGCGTCCTCGAGGTTGAGGGCGTCGGCCAGGCGGTCGAGCACCGCCTGGTTGGTCTCGTGATCCCAGCCGTCGGCCTCGCGCCAGATGTGCGGCGAGTTGGCGACGATGTCGAGCACGGCGGCCACGTGGATGGCCTCGCGCTTAGTGAGCGCCAGGTTGATGGCGGCGCTCATCAGGCGACCTCGGGCACGGGCAGCGGTGCGCCCACGCTCTGGTCGCGGTCGAGCTTGGCCCAGGCCGCCACGTGCATGGCGTGCCGGAACACGTCGTAGACGGCGTCGCCGATGGCCACGGGGATGAGCTGCCAGTCGGAGGGCCTGACCCAGACCGCGGCGGCCCTGTCGATGTGCGGCATCGGCCAGTCGTCGCCGTTGCGGACAATGTGCGTGGCGTGCGCGTAGGCGGCGAGCTGTAGCGAGGTCTCGGGCCAGATGCCGCTGGCCCCTGTTTTGTAGTCGAGCAGCCAGCGCCCGCCGCTCATGTCGGCGATGAGGTCGAGGCGACCAGCCCATCGGTCGGTCTCGTGGTACACCGCGGCCTCATGGGCCACGGGGTCGACCTGCCAGGCATCCATGAAGCTGGCGAGCTGCTGGGCGCTGGCGTAGGCGTCATCAGGCCAGGGCAGGCCTGCCTCATCCTCGGCGGGCAGCGGATGCCCGTAGACCAGCGACTCGGCCAGGGTGTGCACCAGGGTGCCGTGGTCGCGGGCGGCATCCCAGGCGCGGCGGTATGACCCGCTCGCGGCCTTGCGCCACTCGGCCTCGCCGAGCTGGGGCAGCTCATCGACATGGATGGCGGCCCAGGCGGCCACCTCTTTGGCGGCACCGCCGACCAGGCCGCCCTTGTCGCCCACCTTGCCGGTCACGCTGGTGACGCTGGGCACCCAGTCGCCGTCGAGGCTGTAACGGTGGAATCGCCCGCCCGTGAACGTGACGCGACTGCTCATCTGTCGGCCCTGCCCAGCGGCGGCACGTCGATGTCCTCGAGGTCATTGGTGGTGCACGCGATGCCGAGCCGCGCGGGGCGGTCGCCCTCGGGCACGCGGTCAGGGTCATGGGTCAGCAGCTCGACAACGCGGGCGATCTGGTCGGCGCTCAGGAACGGCGAGCGCCACACCTTGATGTGTGGCCAGTCGCCGATGGTGCCCGTGGTGTGCCTCTGCACCGTCCTGGGCGTCAGCCCGCCGAGCATCCTGCCGACTTCCTCGGCGTCGTAGTAGACCAGCTCCACCAGGTCGCCGTCGGTCGTGCGTGTGGGTATGCGAATAGACAAGGTGCGGGCCTCCCAACCGCCGAGAATGGAGTGGAATGGCCAGGGTCCGGGGCCATTCCGATATCACCCACCCTGGTCCTGATGACGGCGACACGCCAGGCCCCTGGGCGCGACTTCTGGGCATCTTTCCGGCGTTTACCGACCTGGTGTTTACCTGGCAGGTGTCATTCATTACCCAGCAGGTAATCGACACGCCGAGCATTCGGTTTCCCTTCCCAGACAGTTGGGTGCCTCGGTACGGTGCTCGCGAATCGGTGCCCCAATACCCTCGGAGGTTCAAACCATGGCTGATGAGCTGGTGTCGCCTGAACGGTTCGCGGGCGGCCTCACCGACAGACAACTGCACTGCCGCGAACTGGGCCACAACTGGCGACCCATGACGGCCAGCTTCGACGCCAAGGCCCGCGTGTTCGACAGGCGGCTGCGCTGCTCGACCTGCCGCACTGAGCGCGTGCAGATGCTCAGCAACCGCGGCGAGGTTCTGGCCAACCGATACATCTATCCCAAGGGCTACCTTGCTCAGAGTTTGAGCGAGCACCCAGGCATCGGTGCGATGCGTGCCACGTTCAGACTCGAGGCGGTGCACCGCTTCCTCGACAACGTCACCCAACAGAATGGGGCAGCATGATGGCGCAACGGATTCAGACGGTGTGCGATGTGCACGCCGAACGCGGCGAGGATGTCGACGCAACTACCTGGGAAGTCTTAGCCCGCAAGGCAGGCAGCCGCGTGCAGGTGCGCGAGGTCGACCTATGTGATGAGTGCGCCCAGGTCCTCACGTCGGTGGCGGCCTTTGCTGCCGAGAACGGGCGCACGGTTCAGCAGGCGACGCCCAAGGTGCGGCCCGCGGTGCCTGCCCCCACCCGCACGGTGGCGGCCAGCACCGACACCACGGCCAAGGGCAAGGTGTCGTGCCCGCTCGATGACTGTGGCTCTGTCGTCAACAGCACCAACCTGGCCCGCCACGTCCGCAAGGTTCATGGCCTCGAGCTGGCGGATGTCGGCGGGCGTCAGGACCTGCCCGCCGAGCACCCATGCCCTGACTGTGACCGCACGTTTACCAGGGCCCAGGCCCTGGGCGCTCACCGTTACCAGGCCCATGGTTATGTCTCCCCTACTCGAGCCGACCGCGCCGAACGCGCCGAGCGCGAGGCCATCGCGTCCTGAACAACTCGAGGGCCTAACAGAATGCGCAGCCGCGTCACGGCGTCATCAGTCAGCCGGGGCGCGGCTGCTGCCTCTTTAGCGGCGAGGGCCAGGTTGGCCTTGCGCACTTCCTCGCTTAGCGCCATGCAGCGACCATGCGCGCAGCGATAGCGAGAATGCAACTAGGCCACCGCCTAAGCGACGCGCCCAATGAGGCAAGCTAATGCGCGACTAGCGACGGCGTTTCGCGGCGCTAACGCGTCGCTTGGCTGCCAGCGAATGCTGGCCAGTGCTGGCAAGGCCTGCAAGGTCGCCAGCAACTCGCCGCCAGACATGAGCACGGGCCCCAACCTGTCACCAGGTTGGGGCCCGCCTTGGGCCATGCCGTGACCCGCTCAGACTGTAACGCGCCTAACTGTGGAAGCGTCTAAACGCAACCTGCACATCACCCTCCTGGATGAAACGACGGCGACCATGCTCAGCGCCTCGCAAGCTGATGCTGGTGGTCAGGAACGCCATAACGGCTCGCTTGCGGCCCAGCGAGGCGTCGGCCCAGGCCTTGGCTGCCTCGCTGCCAGTCATGCCCTCTAGCGCCACCTCAGGCCGCCTAGCGCCCTCTCGAGCGGCGTCTAGGTCCTCGGTGACCTCGCGGATGTTCTCGGCGTAGCCCTCGAGGATGTCGGCCATGGTCTCGGCGTCGAGGCCCTTGCCGGTCAGCTCTTTGGCCTTGGCCTTGCGGTCGGCCTTTAGCACCTCGAGCCGAGCGGTCAGCGCGGCCACCAGGTCGGCGGCGGTGTTGTCGGTCAGGGCACCGCTGGCGTCGGTCTGCTCGAGCCGCGCAATGATGCGGTCCTGCACCAGGGTGTCGACATCCTCGACCGCGCGGTGCACGTGCCGACCTGTCGGGCAGGTGTAGACGCGTCGCTGGTCGGCCTTGCTGCGGGGCTTGCCCCGTAGTGGCAGCCCGCACGCCTCGCACGTGGCCAGGCCCGCCAGCAGGTAGATGCGGGCGTTGCTGGTCGAGGTGCGGCGCTCGGGGTCGCCCAGCAGATGCTTGAGGCTCTCGTGGTCGGCCTTGCTGAGGATGGCTGGCCAGGCCGCGGGCCCGATGACCTTGGGCGAGCCGTCGGCCTCTTTGCCGTGCACCCTCAGGGCAGCCAGGTGCGGCCTCAGGATGAGCGTGCGCAGGTTGGGGCCCGTCCACCTGGTCACCAGGGCGGCGTGGTCGAGGTCGCGCCTGGCGTCGACGTGGCCATAGGGCACGCCACCGCCGTTAGGCACGGGGCCCTCGAGCCGCACCACCTCGGCCTTGCAGCCCTTGACGTTGCAACGCCCGTTGTAGCTCGGTGTCGGCACGCCCATGGCGTTGAGCCGCTTGGCAACTGAGTGCAGCGATTCGCCCGCCAATAGGCGGCCCTTGATGTCTCGGACCAGCGCGGCCTCAGACTCGCGCAGCTCGCCCATGCCTGGCTCATATCCGAACCGCCGCCGCCCGCCGTGACTAACGCCCATCTTTGCCGCCGCTTCCTTAGCGCGCCTCTGGCGCACGCTCATCTTGGCCACCTCATACTCAGCCAGCAGCCCCGCCAGCTTGAGGCGGAACACGTCATCGGGGCTGTGGGGGTCGGCGATGGTTGCCAGGCCCGCGGTCTGAACAATGAGGGCCCCGCCCTGGCGGCACGCGGCCAGCAGCTCATCGGCCCCGCCCGTGGTCCTGTAGGCCCTGTCAAGCAGCCACACCAGCACGTGACTGACGCGCCCGCTGCGCACCAGGTCGAGCATGTCTAGCCACCGCTCGCGTTCCTTGGTCGCAAACTGGCTGGCGCTGCGGTCGTTGTCGGTGAAGTGCTGCGCCTCTGGGATGTCGCCCAGGCCCAGCTCGGTGGCGCACCTGTCGGCGTCGACGGCCTGGCGGTCGACGCCTCTGCTCACCTCGACCTCGACCAGGTCGCGCTGGGTCACCTTGAACTTGGAGATTCGCTCATACGAAACCACCAGGCGCTGGTCGGCCTTGGCCTTGACGGCGTGGCCCCAGTCGTCGGTGACGGTTGCGGTGCTCATCGGTCGGCCTTTCGGTACGGGTTGCGGCGGTTGCGCGGCGGGGCGTCGTCGTTGGCGTCGGCGACACCCGCGCGCCAGCCGACCTGGTGGCCAGCGGCCCAGGCCCGCTCGAGCTGGTGCCTGGTGCGCTCGAGGGCGGCGGCGTGGTCGGGCGCGGCCAGGATGCTGGCGAGCGCCTGGCGCGGGTTGGGTCGGCGGGTGTTCATCGGTTGCCCTCCCTCAGCCACTTGGGCCCGTCGGCCCACTTGGGGCGGTGCTCGAGATAGCGGGCGGTGTAGTCATCGACACACCGCGGGTAGGCGTCGCTGTAACGGTCATAGGTCGAGCAACGGAACTCGGCCAGCCGCTTGGCCTCTGCCTCTTTGGGGCTGGGGCCCTGGTGCCCGCACGCGGCGAGCACCAGGGCGACAGCGGCCAGGGCCAGGGCCCTCATCGGTCGCCCGCAAACTCGGCGCAGCGGTCGCACGTCGGCACGTCGCCCAGGATGGGGTGGTGCGTGGTGCCCGTCGCGGGTCGACCGCAGCCAGCGAACCACTGGCAGATGCCCAGGCCCTCGAGCTGGTCGGTGGTGGTGTTCGGCATGGCGGTGTTTCCTTCCTGGTGGCGGCGGGCCCTGAGGCCCGCCGCCGTTGGGTGGTTGGTGGTCAGCGGTGATCGGCCAGGTAGTGCGGCCCGCTGCACGCGGCGCAGCGAGGCTGCTCGGCCACCACCTTGCCGATGAGGTCGGCGGCGGCGGCCTTGGCCACCTCGAGGTCGGGGGCGGTGCCGTTGCCGATGGCGCGGCTGCCCTGGGTCACCAGCCAGAGCCAGCCGCCGTGAAACATCGGCGTCAGGCGGGCGGTGATGCGGTTGGCGGCGTCCTCGAGCACCAGGCCGCGGTTGTCCTCGACCCAGGCCAGGTCGACCGCGTTGGGCTTGACCTGGGTGCGGGCGGCGGCCTCGGCGTCGGTCAAGCGGCGGGCGGTGGTGACGTGGTCGGGCTTGGCCTCGAGGGCGTCGAGGGCGTCGACCACGTCGGTGCGGCCAGCGGCCACCGCGGCCTCGCGGACGGCGGCCATCGAGCGGGCCAGGTCGTTGTCGGCCTGGGCCTGGGCGGCCTCAGGGCGGCCCGTGGCGTCGGCCACCATGATGGCCCAGGCGGTGCCGTGCTCGCCGCCGCACACCTCGAGGTCGCACACCCCAGTGACGTGGCTGATGGCGGCGTCCACCGTCCACCCAGCCTCGACCAGCCAGGCGGCGGCGTCGCCGTAGATGTCGCGCACGGCCTCGAGCTGGGCGGCCCGCTCGGCGTCCTCGGCGGCGATGTCGGCGGCCTCTTGGGCCAGCAGCAGGTCGATGCACGCGGGGCACAGGTAGGCGGGCGAGCAGGGCTGGCCATCCGAGCCCTTGCCGCAGCCAGCGCCAGGCACGACCTCGGCGGGCTCGGCGTCGACCTCGGCGGCGGCCTCGGGCAGCGCCAGGCAACGCTTGCAGGTCACGGCCTCATCGGTGGCGTACAGGTAGGCGGTCTGACGGCGACCCATGCCGCAGAGCTGCACCAGGCGCTCGCCGTCGTAACCGCCCTTGACGGCGAGGTGAACGGTGCGGGTGGTGTGCGATGCGCCGTGCTGGATGGTGGTGGTGTCGGCGACCTCGGCGAGCTTGATGCCGCCGTGGCTGGCGGGGAAAACGTGCGTGCCGCCGTTGTCGAACCGCACGCCGATGCTGTCGCGCACCCAGCCCGTAACGGTGGCCTCGGTGCCAGCGTTCGCGCCTACGGTGAACACAACGCGGGTGCCCGCGGGGAACGTGTCGGGGGTGATGGTCTGGCTGGTGGTGGTGTTCGGCATGGCCTTGACTTCCTGTCCTGGCGGCCCTCCCTGGTGGCTGACCGCTCGCGGTCAGCTTAGCACACGTTCAGCCATAGGCGTTACTTGGCCTCATCCATGTAACCGCAATGTCGGAAGTTTTTACCTTGGGTCATCGGTCCTCATCGGGCGGAATGACGCGGGCATCCAAGCGCCGTGCCCGTTCGATGTCGGCGGGCAGGCCGCGTGCAATCTTGGCGATTGCCTTAGTGGTGGCGGGGTGCGCCAGCCGCCACGCCTCCTGTTCGGCAGGGTCCGGCCAGGAGTAGGGCGCGTCATTCTCGGCGGATGGTCGCTCAGTCATCGGGCACCAGGCTACCGAGCCGCATCACCATGCGCTCGACCAGCGGGTGGTCGGTGCCCAGCTCATTGGCCACCACGCCGATGAGCCGCGCGCCAGCGTCGGCGAGGCCCTGGGCGTAGCCCGCCAGGTAGGCGGTCGACCGCTCGACCTCAGCCATTGACTAGCCGCACCTCGGTGGCGCTGACGATGACCAGCCGCTGCCCTGGTCGCTTGATGGCGAGGGCGGCGGCCATCACCTGGGGGTCGACCTCGAGCTGGTGCGTGGTGACCGCGCGGGGCTGGCTGGCGGCACTAGGGCGGCGGCGGCGTTGCTTGCCGTCGACGGGCTCGCTGGGGCGCACGGTGGCGGTGTCTCGGATGGTTGGCATGGCGTTGGTCCTCTCGGTTGCGTACGGGGCCAGTAGGCGGGCGACACGGGCCACCTGGTCGTCGGTCAGCGGCGGCAGGTCGGCCACCATGTCGGCCACCTTGCGCGCCAGCTCGGCGTCATCCATCGGGCGGCCCATTCAGCCAGGGCCTGATGCCGTGGTCCTCGAGGGTGGCCAGGCACGCCACGGCGACGGTCGCCCACTCGACCCAGCGCCTGGTGGCGAACCACCAGCCCATGGCGTTGCAGGCCGCCGCCACGCCCATGATGGCCAGCGACCAGTCGCCGCGGGTGATGGCCAGGGTGGTGCTGACCACGGCGGCGAACCAGGACACCAGGACGGCCAGAGCCGCCACGCGCAGCGAGCGCGGCGTTGGCAGGTGGTCGCGGTTTAGCTCAGGCATCGGGGCCCTGGTCGCCCATGCTGATGGCGAGCTGGTAGGCCGCCACGTCGGCCCAGAGCTTGCCTGGTGACTTGCCGACCACGGCGGCGAATCGGGCGGTGATGTCGGGGCTGGGCAGGGCCCTGCCGTTGATGATCTGGCTCAGGTGTTTACGGCTGACGCCGATGCGTTCAGCCACCTGGCTCTGGGTCAGGTGCGCGTCGAAGATGAGCCGCCGCCATCGGCTGCCCGGATGTCTGGGTTCTGGCATGGCATGGCCTCGGATGATGTTTTACTGCCCCAGGGGGGCTGGCTGGCGGCCTCGGTCCTACTGGCTCGAGGTCGCCACGCGGCCCCGCCCGTACGGGGTCGCTGGCCAATCGGGGCAGGTTCGCACCGTAGCACCAGGTTGAGGTGCCCTTGAGCCGCCCTCAGAGCAGCACCACGACCAACAGCAGCCCGAGCAGCACCACGGCCAGCAGCACCAGGGCCCATGGGTCGCGGCGGCCTCTCACTCGCCCTCGCTGTCGGGGCGGCCCTCGAGGTGCGCGCCTGCCTGTAGCTGCTGCTGAGCCGCGCCAGCTCGGTAACCGAACACTGCGCCCAGGATGCCGATGATGCCGCCGCCCCAGCCGGTGAGGATCTGGGTGGCGTTCTCAGATAGCCCCGCGCTCTCGGGGTCGCGCACGGCATCCCAGAGCACCGCAATGGTGATGAGGTTTAGCGCCGTGGCCAGGCCCACCGCCAGAACCATGGCGATCAGGTCGCGGCTGATGGGTTGTAACGGACCCTCGGGCATGTCACTGATCCTCGCTCTTGGGGTGTCGGTGCATCTGCACGTCGATGCGATATTCGCGTAGCAGCACCAGCACCAGCACCGCCGCGATGGGCAGGATGCCGAGCACCACCAACGCGGCCAGGGTGACCACCTGCCCCGTGGTCACTCGTCGCCCTCATCCTTGCGGCGGCGGCTCTTGCGGGTCATGTGCAGGTCGATGCTGTAACCACGGAACAGGACGGCCAGGCAGACCACCACCAGCGGCACGCTGGCGACCAGGCCAGCGATGACCAGGCTGGTGGGGTCGACGTTCATACCAGAGCCGCCGTGGCCTCGATGAGCTGGTGGTCGGTGTAGAGCGGCACGTCGGCGTCGGTGTAGCGGCGGGCGGCGGTGAACCTGGTCGCCGAGCCGTAGCGGCTGATGACGTCGATGGTGTTGCGTGCGCCTGTCTCGATGGTGCCTGGCCACTTGCCCAGCTCATCCCAGGCGGTGACTATCTGGCTGGTGCCCCAGACGTTGCGGCTCTGGTCGCTCATGTTGGTGTCGGCGTTCAGGAATACCAGCCCGCTCTTGCCCTTGTCCTGGGCGAACTTGAGGGCGGCGGCCTGTAGCTGGCTGTTGGCGTTGGGCTCTTGCTCGGATGACTTGCTGGTCAGGAAGTGCATAGAGCCAACGCTGATGCGTGGCGTGGCGGTGTCCTTGGGTTGCAGGGTCACCCAGCAGATGCCGCGGGCGGCGTGCCCGTAGCCCGCGGGTATGACGCCGACCCAGCCGTGGTCGACGTGCGTGGCCCAGCTCTTGTCGAACGCGCACCACTCGCCCGAGCCGTGCACCCAGGACCAGAACCCCTGGGCTGATGCGGCGGCCTCGACCGCTGCCCCGTTCTGTGACTGGCCTGCCTCGGTGCCGGTGACGATGACGTTGCGGCGTTGCACCGCATGGGCAAACAGGGTGACCGCGTCGGCCTTGAACTGGGCGTGTGAGTCCTGGGCCTGCATGGAGTTGTGTTGGATGCCGAACGCTGCGCCCGTCGAGCCCGAGCCGCCGCCGCCCTCAGACTCGGACGGGTCAAAAGTAGAGCACGCACCAGTCGGCGGCCTTGACAGTTCCCCCTTCCTTGAGGTTGATCTGGGCCACCAGGCGAGTCTTGGCTGGCAGCTTCTGGGTGCGGCTGTCGACCAGGTACGTCGAGCCGCCCGTTACCTTGTGCTCGGTCGCGGGGTAGGTCTCGGTGGTCTGCCAGTCGTTGCTGCCCTTGTCTTGGCGCTCGATGAACCGCGTGCGGATGCTGTCGGCCTTGGGGTTGGTCGGCACCACGGTGGCGTTGAGCGACATCGAGAACGGCGTGGCCCCGAGCACCACATAGGCCTGGCCTGCCTTGCCCGCGTCGCCCGCGGTGATGACATCCCAGGGCAGGCTGACCCAGGTGTCGGGCTTCACGGTTAGCTCTTTGGTGAGCTGGGTGCGGCTGAACTTTGGCACGGTCTCGTCCTCTCCTGATGCACCGCCGCCGCTGCCGCCACTGGCAGCGCCGTGCGGAATGGTCACGCCGTTGACATCCCAGGCCCAGCCCGCGAACGGCAGGCCCCAGTTGCGTTCAATCCATCCGATGTCGGTGGTGCCGACGCGACCTGATGATGGGTAGTCGGAGCTGCGCACCTTGCCGCCGCCGAGCGAGGGCGTGATGTGCCCATAGCCCTGGCTGCCGCCCGTCCAGTAGACCATCGAGCCGCGCGGCGGGTTGCGGTCGCCTGGGTGCCTGTCGATGGTGTTTCGCCAGGCGGTGCTGGCATCTGGGTACACCGCGGGGATGCCCGCCATGCTGCGCGAGAACTGCAAACACATGCCGGATGCCCAGCTCGTGGTGGCCTCGGCGTTGCGGGCGGTTGTCTCGGCGTCGTAGACCATCGGGCTACTCGTCGGGCTGGGGCTCGACCTCGGGCTGCTCGGCCTGGTCGGGCTGGTCGGCCTCTGATGGCTCGGTGGCCTCAGGGTCCTGGGTGGGCTGCTCGGGCTGCTGCTCGGACATGGGCGTTGCTTCCTTCCTGTTGGGTGGAGCTAGACGGCACGGATGATGAACCAGAGCGAGCGCCACGGGTTGAGCACGTCGACAGGGCTCACCACACCGCCCGCTGAGGTCGACGCGATGGATGAGGTTTCGGTGTTCGGCAAGGTGCCGTCGCCTGTGCTGCCGCCGTGCGCGTGCCCGCCGTAATTGCTGTTGCGTGGCGCGCTGCCCGCCGCGGTGCCGCCGCTGACTGGCGCGGTGTCGGCGGCCTGGCCGGTGATGGCGTGCACGTGCGCGGCCTGTTTGTGGACGTGCGCCATGGGGTGCGCGTGCGACAGGGCTGCGGCTGCCACCGTCGAGCTGCCGCCGATGGTGCCCAGTGCCTTGGTGCCCGAGCCGATGGGGAATCGGTCGGTCATGTCGGGCAACGTGGTGCTGCCGAGCAGCGAGGCCAGAGCGGGGTAGGCGGTCAGCGAGAACGTCGAGCCGTCGAGCGGCAACCAGCCCGCGGGTATGGCGCTCTTGAGGCCCCAGAACATCGTCACCTCGCCGAGCGGGCGCAGAATCTGGTCGAGGGTGAGGCCCGCGGTGTTGCCTGGCGCTGGGGTGAACGTCGGCGAGGCCACCTGGCCATCGACTCCGAATCCCAGCGTCATCACCCAGGTGGTGGTGGTTATCCGATGCTCGATGCTCTGCACGCGTAGGTCGTCGCCCAGGTCGGCGGCCAGGTTGTTGACGGTCACCAGGGCCTCGAGGTCGAGCAGCGCCCTGTCGGTGGTGATGTGCTCGGGCTTGATGATGGGCACCGTGACGCTGTTGATGCGGCGCACGGGCGTGCCGTTGGCGTCGAGAATGGCCTGGGCGTAGTCGCCCAGGGTGGTGGCGTCCTCATGGATGCCCTGCACGCGGAAGTCAGCAGAGAACGCGCCCCACTCGGCCACGCTCTCGGCGTCGACGTACGGCCCATAGGGAATCTCGTCGGTGTCGCCCGTGGTCGCGTTGAACCGCTGGTAAGCCAGGTTCACCTCGTTGATGACGGCGGCGGTGTTGAAGCTGATGTCTATGTCGGAATAGATGTCCTCATCGACCACGGGCACCGTGATGGTGGCGGTGGCTTCCATGACGGCGGGCGCGGTGGTCGCCGCGGTGTAGTGCGCGAGGATGCGAGCCGCCGACAGCTCGCCCGAGTAGACGGCGACCTCATCGACGGTGCCCTGGTAGGTGAACGTGTTGTTTTGGTAGGTGCCGACCTCGAGCGACTGGGCGGGGTTGGTGGCCAGCGACCCTGTCAGGGCGGTGGATTGGGCCACCTGGGCACCGTTGATGTAGAGCCGCGCCTGGCCCGACACGTAGGTGGCGACCACGTGATAGGTCTGGCCAACCGTCGGCGCGGTCGCCCAGGCCAGGTCGACCGATGCCCCGCCGCTGTTGTAGAACCGCACGGCGATCTGGCCGCTTACGTTCATCCAAACCAGGAACAGATGCGGGCTGTCGTAGCGGGTGACAATGCCGCGGTTGGATTGGCCCGCGCTGGGCTTCACCAGACATTCGAGGGTGATGCCTGTCAGCGCATCCATCCATGCGGCGGCGGCGGTGAAACCTGGCTGGGTGGTGGCCCCGTCAGAGTCGCCGACCAGCAGCCCCAGCCCCGCTGTCTTAGCGGCAAAGTAGGTGCCATGGCGGGCATGGGTCGAGGTGTCGGCCATCTGGGTGCCGCTGGATTCGCCCAGTCGGTAGTAGGCCTCTGGGTTGTCGGCCAGCACGTTGTCGCGGTAGCCCGTCGGCGTCGGTGGCGGCGGTGCTGGCGCGGTGTCGTAGGCGTGCAGGGTGCCGAACCTGTCGAGCCACGCGACGCCTTGCGCCGAGTCGCGGGTGATGGCCACCTGGTCGAGCGCGCTGGTGGAGTCGTTGCGGGCCACCACGGTGGCGTTGGGCACCTGGTTGCCTGAGCCGTTCACATCCCAGGGCACACCGCAGCCCTCGAGCACATAGGGCAGCTCGGCGATGGTGCCGACGCCCTCGCCGCGGGCGATGTTGGCCAGGCGCGCCAGGGCGTCGACGGCGCTGAGCATCACCTTGGCCCGCTTGGGCGCTGGCGTCTGCGGGTCGTACGTGACCTCGGCCTGGGCTATCGCGCCCGTAAACACTGGGGTCAGCTCGGCCCCGCCGTCGGGGTAGGCCATCAAGCGACAGGCGCGGCCTGGCCTGATGAGTGTCGAGGCGGCTGGGTCCAGGTTGGCATCGAGGATGGTGGCGGTCATTGTGCCGACGTTCAGGCTTTGGCGGGCCACGGTGATGTCGTGCGTCGAGCCGATGATGTCGACCCAGGACGCGGGCGGGATGTAGGGCAGCCCGCCCGTGGTCACCTGCCCAATCTGGAAGCTCGACATCGAGGTGCCTGGCTCGACCTGAACGGCGTCGATGTAGAACGGCTGCGATGCGGGGCGCAGAAACGCGGGGTAGATGGCGACGGTGGCGAACGCTGCCGACGGCGGCGTGGTGGCGGTCGCGTGCAACCGCTGAAACGACCCACCGCCCACCACGTTGTCGGCCCTGCCCAGGTTGAGGGTGGTGGTGGCGGGGCTGAGCGCGTGGTGGTCGATGTCGTACCAGGAGAGCTGGGCATAGACATCGACGCTGTAGGTGCCAGTGCCGAGCGCGAATGCTGACGTGGTGTAGTCGCGCCCGCCGCGCACGGCGAACTCTGCCGACCTGACGCCAGGCGTGGCTGAGGTGCTGAGCTTGGTGGTCTGGGTGCTGGTGCGGGCGTTGTCGTTGGCCCCGCTGCTGGCCACCCAGTCGTAAGTCACGTCGGTGCTGTCAGCCGTGGCCCCGTCGAAGTAGGCCCCGATGATGCCGCCGCCTGGTATCTGTTTCTCGACCAGGAAGCGGTCAGCGTAGGCATCCATGCCAGCCGTGACGGTGCGGCCCGTGGTGAACCTGATACAGATGCGGACGCCAGCGGGCACGGCCCCGTGGTCGAGGGCTGGCACCGTCAGCCAGGACGCACTCACCAGGTCGAACCAGACGCCCTGGTCGGCGGCGTCGAGGGTCACACTGGCCATGGGGTAGGCCACGGTGTTGAGCGCGTTGCCCGCCGCATCGGTGAAGTAGGCCGATAGCACCACCTTGGTGCCATCGGTCCAGGTGCCACCAGGCTGCCCGAACCTGAAACGACATCGCCCCATGAGGGCGTCGCCAGGCACCACGGGGATCATGGCGTGTGCGGTGCCTCGAGCTGCGCACGCGGTCGTGGTGCCGTCGCCGTGCAGCACCAGCGCACCACCGTCCTCGGTGATGCCACCAGTAGCCCGCCCGATGGTGGTGTGCCCGTCGTAGGCCGCCCAGTCGGTCAGGTCGTTGGTGAAGTTGGGATTACGCACCCAGTTGGTGCGCACCGATGTGGCGGTGCTGCTGAGCTTGGCTGAGGCGGCCCCGTTGGCCTTGAGGCCAGTGTCACGGGCGATAGCCACGTTGGGCCCCGATGCCGCCCATGATGTGGTGATGGGCACCAGCTCGAGGCTGGGGTCTGGCACCAGGTTGACAATCATGGTGCCCAGCTCGCCCGCGGTGGCGGCGGTGGCCACCGTGACCTGGTTGAACCTCAGCGAGCACGGCTGGGCGTTGATGGCGTCGCCCGCGTTGCTGCGGGCCAGGTTGAACCGCAGCCGGAACTTGACCGCGCCCGCGGGTGCCGCGTTGGGCCCATACAGGACCACGCCCAGATCGTTGTATTGGTGCCACGGTGATGGGGTCGTGCTGCTGATGACGGCCCCGCTGGCGTTGAGCCAGGTGAACTGGTTGTTCACCCAGAGGCCCAGGGCTGGCGCTGGTGTGCCGCCGAGCAGCCGCCAGGACGCGGCGGCGTAGCGGCCAGCGGTGATGGGCATGTCCTCGGTCTGGTAACCCTGGATGCCGACCGCGCTGCTGGCGTAGGTCAGGCTGGTGCCGTCGCCGCTGATGGCGGTGTTGGCTTGGGGTGTGACCCAGCCCCAGCCGCCCAGCTCGCCGTTGGGGTTGGCCACCAGGTTGACCAGGCCCACTGGCTCATCGGCGACCTGCAACCGCAGCACGTCGGTGCTCGGAACGCGGGTCATGCCCGCCGCCTGCCGCCCGCTTGCTGGTAGGCGTCGAGGTCGAGCTGAATCTGCCGCCCGCGCTCGAGCTGTTGCACCTGCTGCGCGGTCAGCGTCACTGTCACGCTCATGTGGCTGCCCGAGCCGCTGGCGCTGGTGGTCAGGCCTGGGCTGCCGAACGCTGACACCACGTTGCTGGCCAGGCTGCGGCTGGCGGTGGTGGCGTAGGTGTCGCCGATGCCGAGCGCCAGGCCCTGGTTGACCTGGCTGCCGATGTCGCGGAACACGCTAGACGGGCTCTTGATGCCCAACGCCCGCTTGATGGCCCGCACCAGTGACCTGGCCAGCTTGGCTGATGCTCGGTCGAGGCGTTCGGCCTGAGACTCGAGCCCAGCCACCAGGCCCTGGGCGGCCTTGATGCCTGCCTGGAAGTAGTCAGTAGCCAGGGTGTCGCCCAGGTCGGTGCCCGCTGCCTTGATGGCCGCGCTGGTCTGGTTGAGCGTGGCGATGATGTCGACCTGGCCCGAGTCGATGGCGCTCTGGATGGCCTCGGCGGTGGCCAGGCCGCCCTCGACACCTGCCGCGGTTATCTGTTCGATCTGGTCGCGGCTCAGGCCCTCGCGCTGTAGCCGCTTGACCAGCACGGCGAACCGCTGGGCCTGCACCATGCGGGTTTTGAGCTGGTCGACCAGGTCGGCGATGACCACACCGCCCGAGTCCTCGCTGATGCCGAGCTGGGTGATGTCGCCGAACGCCACGAAACTGTCGCGGATGCCCGTGGCGTAGTCGCGGCTCGCCTGGGTCAGCTCGGCCAGCTTGCCCTTGGCGTTCTCGAGCTGGGCGGCCACCTTGTCCTGGGCCTTGCCCAGCCCCAGCAGCGCCTTGCGCTCATCGGCGGTGGCCTTGGTGACGGCCTTACTGTGCTGGGCCCAGGCCTTGCTGAGGGCGTGCAGTGCCTTGGTCTCGGGCTTGCCCTTGAGCCGCTTGCGGATGGCGGCCTGCCGCTGCTCGAGCTGGTGGGCCAGGGTGTGGTTGACGCGTTCAGTCAGCCGTGACAGGGCGGCGGATACGCCCGAGCTGCCGCGTTGCACGCCGAGCACCAGGCCGCGGGTCAGATCCTTGCCGAGCTGTTCGGTTTCCTTCGATGGCGACTGGGCCCGAGCCGCCGCACGGGCTGCCGCGATGCCCTGGGATACGGCGCTGCTCATGGCCGCCGACAGGCTGGTGCCCAGGCCGCCGACGCCCGCCAGGGTGCCGCTCTTGAGCGATGAGCCGACACCCAGGCCGCCTGTGTATGCGGCGCTCTTGGCACTGCTCGCGCCCGATGTCACACCAGCCTTGAACCCAGCCAGGTCGGGCTTGGCACCCTTTTTTAGGCCCTCGCGCATCGACCTGCCGACGGCCTCGGCGGCGTTGGCACCTGGCTGCCGCATCCCACCTATCTGCTCATCGAAGCTGCGGCGGAACGTCGACAGGTCGGCCTTGGTTTTGCCTGTGTCTCGGAGCTTGGCCCGTAGCGCCTCGACCTTGCGCACCGTGGTCTCGGTGCCTGTGGCGACGATCAGGGTTTTGACCTGCTTGGGCGTCAGGCGGTAGCGGCGGGCCAGCTCGGCGATGGCCTTGGTGGTGGGCAGCACGCCGTTGGCCTTGATGTCGGTGCGCGCCTGCTTGGGTATCCCCTTTAGCTTGCCGGTGAAGTCAGTAACGGCCTTGGTGCGCTGCCTGATGGTCGCGGCATCCTTGTTAGCAATGCCGATGCCAGAGCGGATGGTGTCGATGACGCCCTGGCGGGTGGCGCGGTCCTGTTGCAGCTTGGGCAACAGCTCGCCGATGGCGTCGCGTTGCTTGCCCCAGGCCTCGCGCTGCTCCTGGGTGGCGGTGGTGTCGGCGGCCAGCTTGCCGTTGAGCACGTCATAGCGACGCGCCAGGGTGTCGATGCGCGCGCCCTCTTGGTCATAGATGGCCTGTGATTCCTTGAGCACGCCGAGCACCTTGCGGCGGGCCTCGCCCTCGCCCGCCACGGCGGCCACCACGGTGCGGGCGCTGAGCCCGTAGCCCTGTAGCGACTTGATGGTGCCGTTGCGTTGCAGCTCGTCAAAGATCATGGCGCGCGAGGCGTCGGTCTGGGCCCCAGTCACCTGGTCGAGGGCGTCGCGCAACGCATCCCAGCTCGGCACGGCGACCTCGGCGGCCTTGGCCGCGCCTCTGGTGTTTTTCGCCAGGCCGAACATGAGGCCAGCCGCACCACCGATGGCCGCACCCCAGGGCCCGCCGACCGCGAACCCTGCCGCCGCACCGCCCGCGGTCGACTCGAGGGTGCTGAGGGTGTCGTTGGTCTCGGTGGCCCCAGCAGCCAGCAGCCCAACGCCCGCCAGGCCAGCAGCGCCTCGAGCCATCGCGCCCATGGCCTTGATGCCGCCCGTTGCCTTGGCCGCGTTGGTGGTGGTGCCGCCTAGGTTGGCGTTCAAGGTGGTCAGCGAGGCGGCCAGCTCGCGGTTGGCCACGGTGAGCTGGCGGGTCTGGGCTATCTGGAGGATGAGCCCAGCAACGGAATCCTTGCCCGCCACGTTGTTGAGCAACTGGGCGGCCTTGTATAGCGCGAACGCGGCGACCAGGGCGGGCAGAATCTTGGCCAGGGTTGAGGCGTGGTCGGCGGCGAACTTGAGGGCCAGCCCGAACACTGTGAACCCATCGGCCACGGTGTCGACGCTGACCTGGCCCAGCATCGGCAGTAGCTGCTTGAGCGAGTCGCCGATGTCGGCGAGCCCGTCGCCGATGTCGCCCCACTCGATGCCCTCGAGGGTGTCGCCCAGGGCGGCCATCATCTCCTGAGGGCTGCCGCTCTTGGCCCAGCCGTCGAGGGCCTTGCGCACCTCGGGCAGGTAGCGGCGTGCCAGCTTGGCCAGGGCGGGCATGAGGTCTTTGTTCATCACCTGGAACAGGTGCGTGACCACGGGCAGCAGCGCGTTGCCAATCTTGACCTTGAGGTTGTCCCACTGGGCCCCGAGCATCTGCTGTTGCTCGGCCAGGGTCTGGCTCTGTTTCCTGAACTGGCCTTGAGCGATGGTCGCCTGTTTGGTAATGAGGTTGCTGGTGGCCTGCCGCTTGGCAGCGGTCTGCACGGCGTTGCTGAGCTTGTTGAACTCTGCTGTCGACTTCACATGCGCGACGCGCAGCGCCTCGGTGTTGATGACGCTCTGTTTCAGCGTTATGCCGTAGTTCTGTAGGGGATCAAACTCACCTTTGAACGCTGAGGCGAGGGCGTCAACGGCGTCTTTGGTCTCGCCGCCGTAGGTGGCGGCCAGGTCGGCGCTGGTGGTGATGAGGTCTTTGGTCGAGCCGCGCAGCTTGTCCTGGGCCACGCCCTGGTTGCGCAACAGCGAGCCGATGATGTTGGCGCTGCTGCGGTACTCATCGGCTGACAGGCCTACGGCGAGGGCAGCGCGGTTGCTGTCTTTGATGACCTGGTCGGCGAACTTGCCGAACACTGCCTGGGTGCCGCCGAGCGACTGTTGGGCGCTTGATGCGGCCTCGATGCTGGCCTTGCCCAGGGCGGCGAGCCCGACGGCGGCGGCGGCACCAGCGGCCAGGGCTATCTTGCCGACGGCCCGCCCGAACCCTGCCAGCTTGCTCTGGCTGTCTTTGAGGTTGCTCGACAGTGAACTGTTGTCGGCGACGATGGCAACGCGCACCTCGCTGTTGCGGCCTGCCATCGGTTCACCTCCTGTCGCGTTCCTCTAGCGCCTCGATGAACGCGGCCACCTCATACGCGGTGAGGTGTTCGTATTCGCTGGGCGCGATGCCAGAGGCCAGGCAGAACTGGGCTTTACGGGTGGCCCGCTCGGCCTCGAGCTGGCCTAGACGTAGTCGCCGCTGTCTTTTGGGTCCTCGTCGTTGTCGTCCTCGTCGGCGTCGCTGTCGTCATCGACCAGGCCCAGCTCGCGGGCGATCTGGTCGACCTTGTGGCTGGTCATGTAGGCCTCATACGTCAGCCGCGTTTCGTGGCGGCGGGCGAGCACCCAGCCCAGGGCACCGATGAGGCCCACCTGGGGGTAAGCGTCGTTCCCGAGCGTGGTGATGCTCTGGCCTGCCTTGCGTTCGGCCATGGCTGACTCGGCGGCGGTCAGGCTGTTGATGCCCTGGGGCTCGGTGTCGGGCTCGCGCTCGGGCGGCTCGATGGCTGACACGGCCATGGGTGTGGTCCTTCCTGTCATGCCAGGCCCGCCTTGCGGACGTTGGCGGTTATCTCGGCGGCGATGAGGTCGGCGGCCTGGTCGCCCTTGGTGTCTGCGGCGCGGTTCAGGAAGTAGTTCCCGGTGATGTTGTGAGCTGGCCAGCCGTAGTTCTGCACGCCGCTGTAGGGCAGGGCGCTGACGATGGATGCCGACAGCGCGCGGCGCTCGAGGCGCACCGATGCGGCCAGCGCGCCCGTCCTCTTGCGGGCGTAGCCCTGGGCCTCGGCCACCACCCGCTCGCCGACAGCGCCCATGGGGTCGCTCATGTCGTGGCTGCTGGCCTCGAGCCGACCCATGGCGCGGGCCACCTCATCGTTGCCGGTGACGATGACCTGGATGCGGTCGCTCATGGCCGCACCAGCTCGGGGCGCTCGGTGCACGTCAGCCTGGTGTCGAACCACCAGGCGGTCTGGGCGTCACCACCGATGGGCGGCGACCTGTCGACGTAGACCTGGCCGGTGATGTGCGGCTGCTCGGCGCTGGGCGAGGTGTTGCCGTACGGCCTCAGGGTGTAGTCGAGCGGCGTAAAGGGCAGCGTTTCCCAGAGCATCGACCAGAACGCACCAGGTGCCATGTCGGGCAGGGCGGTGATGGCCAGAAACCAGGTCAGGTCTAGGCCCTGCTCTTTGTCGGTGAACGTGACTAGGTCGTCCTCGGTGGGCTCGGCGTCGAGCACCACCGTGCTGGCGATGCACTGCACATCGAGCCCGTCGATGGTCAGCGTCAGGTGTCGCCCGTCAACCCTCATCGAGCAGCCCCAACAGGTCGGCCTTGGTGTAGCCCTCTAGGTCGGCCTCGCTGTAGCCCAGGTCAACGGCGGCCTGCACCAGCTCGGCCTTGGTGTTGGCCATCGACATCGGCGCGGCCTCGGCGGTGCTGGTGTCAGCCGTTGCGGCTGGCGTGCGCCTCGCCCATGCCGGGTGCGGTGGCCTCAGGTTGTCAGGGCGTGGTGCCATCGGTCGGCCTGCCGATGACGGCCAGGTCACCCTCGAACGTGAACGCGGCCCCAGCGTCGCCGCCAAAAGGCACGTCCTCGGTCGGGCGACAGTTGCCCGTGCGGGTTGAGCCGCCAGCCTCGAGCACGAATGCCACCGAGTCGTCGCCGCCGTCCTGGCCTGCCAGGTAGGCGGTGTGCAACAGCTCGGTCACGGCCTCGGCCTGGCCCCAGTCTTGAAAACCAGCGATGTGCAGCGTCCACTTGCCGATGCCTGGCACGTCCTCCGAACCGCAGAACGTCGTAAGCGTTTCAGCGCCCTCGCTCGAGTCGCTGGTGATCTGGGCGGTAGTGAGCTGGCACTCAACCGCTGCGGTGTCAATCTCGAGCGTCAGTGTCTTGATGTAGTTGACGGCCATGGTGCGTTCTCCTGTCGGTTTCCCTAGGCCCTGACCAGGACCCGGAGCGTGTAGGCGGGCAGCTCTTGCCCGCTGATGAGCACCGAGCTGGGCAGGGCCACCTGCGGCTCGATGGATGCGATGCCCGCGGGCGGCTCGGCGTCCTCGAGCGCCAGGGCCACCTGGTTGACGAATGCCGACAGGTCGGCCTGGGCCTGGGTGTCCTGGTTGCGGGCGACGATGACCAGCAGCGGGTAGGTCCAGACAGAGCGGCAGAACGTGCCGCCTGTGTCGGCGTAGTCGATGGTGGGCAACTGGATGACCACGCACGGCACGCGGGCGATGTCGGCCACGTGGTCGTAGACGCGCAGCCCGTCGATGCCAGCGAGGGCGGCGGCCAGGCCCTTGCTGACATCGACGGCGGTGGCGGTGGTGACGGCCATCAGGCCACACCTATGACGGTCCAGGGTGCCTCGAGTCGAGCCACGTCGACATCGGTGGCGGGCAGCCTGGCCCCGGTGAAGTCACCAGAGCCAGAGCTGATCCCCACCACACCCTCGGGGCTGTTGCGTCGAGCGGCGAGCCGCTGGGCGCGCAGCCAGATGGCGGTGGTCAGGTCGTCGGTAAACGTCACGTCGCCGTCGGGCTCGGTGTCGTCGGCCAATGGGTAGGCCACCGTCATGGCCTGGGCAGCCAGGGCAGCCTTGAGCGAGTCAGTGAGCACGGCGTCATCGACGTTGTCGCCAGCGTCGAGGCCTAGCCATGCCTTGAACTGATCGAGGGTCGGCGTGCCCTGGGTGGCCATGGCTTACGGGCCCTCGGTGCACTGCACCAGCGCCTGGGGGCGCACAACCACTGTCTTGCTGCGGCGCTCGGCCAGCAGCGTGAACACATTGTGAATGAACGTGTCGCCGTGGCTGTCGGTGACATAGAGCGCGACCGCGCTGCGGAAAAACTGCGTGATGGCGGTGCGGAAGTCACCCACCAACGCCGTGCCCGCGGTCTGGCTCATCGACGGAATCACCGACAGGCCCCAGAACTGCTGGCGGATGACGGGCCCGTTGAGGGTGTCGCCCATCACGCCCACATCCATGGCCGCCCAGTCGGCGGGGTTGAGCAGCACCGCGCTGGGGTTGTAGCCCGCGCCCTGGATGGTGCCGATGCCGACCCGGATGGCACCCAGCAGCGAGTCGCTGGTGGCGTCGGGGATGGCGGCGGCGGCGGCGGTCACCGCGGCGGTGGCCTGGGCCTCTTCCTCGCGCACCACGTCGCGCTGTAGCTCGCCGTCGATGTAGCTGCGCACGGTGGCGTAGTCCTCAACCATCTGGCGGGTGAGCTGGGTCCAGACCGCGATCGTGTCGAGCACGGCGGGCGTAACCGTCGGGCCCCACTCGGCGCTGGGCTTGAGAGCTTCCTCGGCCACCACGGTGGCCCCGCCCGCCTTCTTTGCCCAGGCGATGAACTCGATGCTGTTGCCCGACACCTGCACGCGGTTGACGTTGTCGAGCAGCGGCGTCGGCGCGGGCGCTGGCGTGGTGTCGACCTGGGCGATGGTGCCCTTGAGGCCCGCGGCCACCAGGTCGGCAACGCTGGTCGGCAATGCGCGAGTCTCGATGCCGTCAAGGTCGAGCTCGAGGCGGCTCGAGGTGCCGCGCTGCCCGTAGCTGCGGAACTGGTCGGAATCGACAAACTGCTGGCCCCAGCTCGACCGCGTCTGTACCAGGTCGGTCTGGCGCTGTTGCTGCCTGGTGGTGGCCTTGGCCAGCTTGGCATCGAGCGCGTCGGCGCTCTGCTGCTGCTCGAGCAGCTCGGCCAGCGAGGTGATGCGCCCATCAAGGTCGGTGCCGCTCTTGCGCAGCTCGACATAGGTGGGGTCGTCGGGGTTGAACGTGTCCGACTCGGCGATGGCGACCGCTGCGGCCTGCACCTCGGAGCGTTCCTGAATCAACTTGTCTAGCACGGCGTTACCCATGGCGATGCCCTCCTGGCGTCGCTCAAACTGCGGGCGGCGTTAGGTTCTGGCGCGGCCATCGGTGTGGCGTGCGTCGACGTAGCCGACGCTCGAGCCATGCAGCGCGTTGGCTGAGCCAGGCGGTGCTGGGTGTCGTGCCGTGCAGCGGGTCGGGCGTTAGCCCTGAGCCCTTACGGCGCAGACGCTACGCCCGCGGCAGATGGTGCGTCCAGGGCGGCTCTGTCAGCCAGTAGGCCAGCTCAGCCTCGCGGCGGTTCTCGGCCTCGGCGTCGCGCACCGACAGCACGCGGGCATCGGTGCCGTAGGCCCCAGCGCCTACTGGGGAAACGCCCAACAGCACCGCCCTGTCATGGCGCACCAGGATGTTGTCACGGCGGCGGATGAACTGCGCATGTCGGCGCTGCGGCCTGAACTCCACCGACAGCTCATCAAGCACGGGGTTGGGCCCGCGGGTCAGGGCCAGGATGTCGCGGCCCGCCGCGGTCTGGGCGATGCGCAAGGTGCCGTAGATGCCATCGCCCTCATCGCGCAGCTCGACCGCGTTACCGACGACCACGCTGCGGTTGTGCTGCTGGTCGGTGACCTTGACCCGTGACGGGTTGCCGACGGCGGCGGCGAAACAGCCACGGCTGAACACTTCCCAGAGGCCCTGGCCTATCTCGGCCTCGACCTCATACGGGGCCAGCTTCACCTCGAGCAGCCCCTGGTCGGGGTCGACCTCGGCGACCTGGGCGGCCCTGGTGTGCACGGCCTCGAGGTCGTACAGGGCCTCAGTGCTGGCGGTCATGGCTCGGTCACTTCCTCGGTGGTCTCGGGCTCGGCCTTGGCCCGCTTGCTGGCCCGCTTCCTGGTGGCCTTGGGCTTGGCCTCTGGCTGCTGTTGGCGGGCCTCGCGGCGGCGTTGTTTCTTATTGGTCATCGGCGTGCCCTTCCGTTCATCGCCAGGCCTGGCTGAGGTGTAGGTGGCGCTGCTGGGGCGGTGCCAGTGCGGGCTCAGACTCAGGCACTGGCACCGCTGCGGGCACGGCGTCCGATGGCACGGGCCCCAGGCCCTCGAGCTGGCGGCATTCCTCGATGGTCAGCAGCCCCATGTCGAGCGCCAGCTTGTAGGCCGCGAACCGCTCGGATGCTGGCGGGTTGGCGAATCCGTCGAGGTTGACCTTGACGCCCGCGGTGCCAGCCAGCAGCGCGGTGAGCACGTCCTCAACCGCGGCGATCCATGCGGCGAGGCCAAAGTCTTTCAAGTCTTGGAAGTGGTCGCGCACGTTGCTGTAGGTCGCTGAGCCGCTGAGGCTGACGCCCAGGTTGTCGGGGCTCAGCGCGAACGCGTAGGCCACGTCCGCGATGCTGAGCCGCTTCACCTCGCCCAGGGCGGCGTCGACGGGCGACAGGTTCAGCGGCACGAAACTGGTGTAGGCGTTGAGCACCGCGATGCTGCGGCGGTCGCCGCCGTGGTTGGCCAGCCAGTTGGTGCGCAGCTCCTGGGCGTTCTCGGGTGTCAGCCCAGCGCCCACCGTGCCGTCGACCTTGAGATAGCCCGCGGGCACGCCACTGCGGAACGTGCCGGAGGTGTAGTCCTGCACCTGCCTGGTGATGCCGAACGCGCCAGGGCTCATCTCAAACACGCCCATGCTGTGACCCTCGGCGTCGACTGGGCTGTGCGGGTTGCGCAACGTCACCAGCCGATAGGTCACCGCGCCCAGGGTCACGTAGCCGTCGCGGTCGAACGCGACATCGTCGGTGGTCTGGTTGGTGCCCGCTGACAGCGTCCACACCAGCGTGCCGTCATCGTCGCGGACGGTCGACAGCAGGGCTGGGTCGACCAGCCGCAACGTGCCCGCCAGCGGCTGCCCGTTCATGTCGTCCTGGCAGATGAATCCCCCGACGCCCCACCAGAGCGCCGAGCGAATCCATGCGCCCCAGAACTCGGAGCGGGGCAGCTTGGCCACCGCGGGGTAGACGCTGTCAACGAATCGGGCGTCAGGCCTCAGCAGCATGGGGTCGGTCAGGAAGCGGCCCGACGGTTGCGGGCTGCCGTCGGCGAGGTCGACCTGGCGGAACGGTGCGGCGGTCAGCGGGCTGACAATGAGGCTGGTGGCTCGGGTGACGATGGGCAGGCCTGCCGCGCTCGCACCGAATCCCCAGGGCCCGTTAGGCCCGATGGGGTTGGCCAGGCCGCCGCTGTCGATGCCGAGCCACCAGACGGGCCCGTGGTTGCCGTCGCTCATCCAACCGTCGGGGCTGTTCTCGAGGATGTCGCCCGTGGCGCGGGTGTATTGGGCTCGCTGTTGCAGCCGTCGGCCCGCTTGGTTGAGCGGACGGTGGCGAGTCGGCACGTCGACCTCGAGGGTGCTCGATGGTTGCCGACTCAGGGCAGATGACCAGGTGCGCGACTCAGGCGCTGGCCAGCAGACTACGCCTGGTCACCCATCGGGCGGTATGACGCGGGTTTGGTAGCGGGCCAGCAGGTCTTTGATGTCGGTGAAGTTGACCCACTTGTTGCCGTCCGTGTGTCCGCTGCCGCCACGCCACCCGCGCATGAGGGTCTGTAGCGCGTCCACGGCACCCTCAGCCCGTAGGCGGTCCATCATGGCCCGTGCCCGTGCGTCTTTTTCGGCGGTTGGTGGCTGGCTCGGCATGGCCTCGAGGCTAGTAGACGGCGGCCACCTGGCGCGGCTGGCGGGCTCGAGCCACCGCCCACACCGCCGCCTTGACCGCATCGCCTCGATGTCGAGACACCACCCGCGGGCCCTCGGGTCCCCGCTGGGTGCGCAGCTCGGCGACCTGGTCGGCCAGCAGCGGGCCACCGTCATGGCGCAGCACGTCCTGGTCGATGAGCTGGCGCAGCTCGGTGGCGGTCTGGGTCATCCTCGAGCCGACGGCCTCGACATGCGGCTGGCCATCGAACGCGGGATCGGTGGCCAGCGTCTTACCCACCAGCACCACATCGGCCCCGACGCTCAGAGCCGATCTGGCGGCCTCGGGCACGTTCGGGTGGTCCGACACCCGCACCAGCACGCGCCAGGCGTCCAGAGGCCACGCCAGGGCCACTGACACGCCCTCCTGATACCAGGACTCAACCGCCGCAACCATCGGCGGCGTGCTCGGCGTCGCGTCCACCTCGAGGCTCGCCCACTGGGCGCTGGCCACCACCAGCGAGCCGACAGGTGCCCGCCGCTTGCCAGGGTTCGGCCAGGCGTTGCCGTACTGGCTGACGATGGCCTGGATGGGGTCGGGGTCGTCATCGGCTGGGTCGACATCACCGACCCTGGCCCGCTCGAGCTTGCGGGCGATCATCCGACGGCGCTGCTCGGACCAGTGCGGGCTCGCCGCCCGCCACACCTCGGGGTCGTCCAGGTCGGCCCCAGGCGGCATCCCCCACCAGAGCAGCAACGTGTCGGCCTCGGTCGCCGACCCATCCCCAATCTCGGTGATGGCGGTCGACATCCGACGGCGCATCAGGCTGGTGGCCCGACGGTTCGCCGTCGAGGTCATCCAAAGCTGGGGCTTGGTGCGTTCCATCAGGGCAGGCTCTAGCCCGTCATCGACGGTGCCAGGCTTCACCGCCCAGCCCTCATCGACCAGCGCCAGCCCCGCGGGGTAGCCGTACACCCCATCCTGGGAACGCACCAGCCAGCGGCTGCCATCCGGGGCGTCGATGGTCTCCTTGCCGTTGCTGCGCAACACGTGCCAGCCAGGATGGCTGTCGGCGTACGCCCAACCCTGGGCCCACACCTCGCGGCATATCTGCATGTCGCTGCCGGTGTGCATCACGGTCTGAGGCTCACCGAACCAGTCGGCGTCGGCCATCCGGTGCATCGCCACCGCGAACATGCGGCGGCTCTTCCCTGACCGCCGTGGCGTCGACTCCACCACCGTCGACCACACCAGCTCGCCGTCGGCGTCATGCTCATACTGCCGCCGCAACGCGAACCGCTGCCACCAGCGCAACGTCATCCCCAGCTCGGATTCGATCCAACGTTCGGCCACGTCGCCGTAGCTGCCGACCGCGGTGGAATGCGGCGGCGTCATCACCAGCGGCCAGGAGAACTCTGGCGGTGTTTCCATCAGATCGACCAACCACGGCACGGCCTCGAGCGAGGCAGGGTCAAACACAGGCAGGCCATGGTCAGTCTGAGAGAGAACTTGGGAGG